CGACAGGAACACCAACGGCAGTAGCAGCAAGCCCTATCTTCTGCATCCCGTCCGCTACGCCTCCGGTTACTTTCGAGACTCCTGCAAGGCCAGAACCGATATCTAGGTTTTTTAGTTTGGATACGAGCGAATCGGCAGCATCTTCAGCCTTCTTAAACCCGCTGACTGCCTGATCGGCTTCAGCAGATATTTTATCACCGAAATCAGAACTGCCAACAGTTTTAATCTTTGAATCAAACTCCGTGGCTTTCTGTGTAACCCTCTGAAGGCCTGCTTCTACGTTTGAGGTATCGGCAGTTATCGTTACCTCTATCCTGTCAATCTCACTCATTTTGAGCCTCCATCATAGCCTTCATGATTTGCTCTCCTTCTGCTGACGGCCTGCCTGCAAGATAATCTCTTTTTCTCCGTTTCTTGTCCGATATTTCCTTATCCAGATTAACCCCGTTCATAGCGGCTGCAATCCGGAACGCCTGAATACGTTCGGCTGAAACTCCCCTACCCCATAGGAATGAAGCCCTGCCAAAAGGCATTGATAGAACATGATCAACGGAATAATGATACAACCTGCACAAATCCGCGATCATGTCTAACACATCCTCTATAGCGTCTTCTGTGGTTCTGGTTTCACTCGTTTCAGATTCGCTTTGATCTCCGCTTTTCCCTCGAAAAAAGGGAGCAGGATCACATCACAAACAGTCTCGAACGAAGTTCCATCCACTACAGACAGGAACCACGCCCGATCAACCTGTTCTCCTTCAGGGAGGCTCTGATTCAGCATCGACACAGAACTATCTATCATTGCATCGGTGAGAGAGTAGTCGGGATCAGTCTGCCGACGTAAAAACGCAAGCGATACACCAACCGGAACGGAAGAGACATTAAATTCCTTCCCTCCAAGGATAACTACTCGTTCCTCTTCCCGTTTTGGGATCAATGCATCCAGATCAATCAGATTTCGCTTTGTCAAGTTTTATCAGTCCTAAATTAGTTATGAGGAGGGCTGTGCCCATTCTCCAGAGAACGGAGCCATTGAGAATAACTGGTCTCCATCGGGTCTGTCAGAATCAATGTCTCCAGTGAGTTCGATTGTTACCATCTGCGGCTTGTCGGTTGATTCATCGTCTTGGAACTCAAAGTCTCCACTACCAGAGTAAGATACCTTGTAAACATCCCAGTAAACCCCGCCTCCACCGGCAGCCTCGTGAACGAATCTCATCCGAACCGGTTCAACCTCATCGGTTGCTCCTCCGGTTGTGATCTTGGTTACGTTGCCTGAACTATCGTATTCTGCATCAACAATACCACCAAGCAGAGTCACGAAAGATTTCTGGAAATACTGCGCCATTGAGAGTTTAATAGTCACAGATTCCTTGTTGATGACTTTCGGCAGTTTGCAGTTAGATAATGCAGACTCTGACGTCTCTACGTTCCAGGTGAACGTGAAATTATCATGAGCGCCTAATGAAAGCCAGTTGGAGCCGTCGAGCACGTAACATACGACGTTCCCGAAATTGAGAGGAACGTTCGGACTTATTGAAGCCTGATATTTTGCCATTTTTTACCTCCTTGAGATTTTCATGTTTGCCCGCTCTTCATGAGTGGGCTGCATTTTTTCAACAGCTTTACCAATTCGCTGTAAAAGCGAAATGAACCTCCAACGATAAAACCAGTCTTCTTTCATTAGAAAGAGCCCGATATCAAGAATCCTAAGCATAAATCTTACTTTTCGGGTTCCATCATTTCTGGTTCTCCGTTCTAAATCATCATAGAATAACTCGTTTATCGCGTCGGTTGCCTCTTTCCGGATGATTAAAAGCCTTTCATCCTCAAACTCGTATGCTAAAGGATCATACTTCAACAACCCTGAATAAACGAAATCAACGCATTTGAGTATAGATCCTTTAATTTTCCCTTGTAGGAATTTACCTAACGGATGATAGTACGGATTATAGAGAGAAGCACACCGGGATTTGGCATTGCCTTTGTATACGGGATTGGCTTGTTTTGCCGGATTGTAGCCGAATGCAGCGCCTTCCTCATTGATACAGACACAGCACATCGATTTCTGCTCTTCTTCGCTGTATTCAGGAGCGTTCCAGTAATATTCAGGATGTTCTGGCGCCGGTTTATACCTCATCGCATCCCAGAAGTCACGGAACATCTGAATAATCATAAAGTCACCGTCCGGAACTCTAGCATGTGACGGTAATACTTCGTTACAGCCTCATACGTGCTGATTCTGTTAATGAATCTCACATCCTCTATACGAATCCCGTTGATCTTACCGGTATAGGTTTTGAGACATTCCTCGACTGCGTTCGCAAGAGCATAGGATTGAGCGAATGATAGAGCCCAGCAGTCTAACTGCCATCGTTCTGTATCCATCCGTGCAACCCTGCTCACGGTCTTACCAACCTGATTATAGGTGACTGCCGGAAGGGTAGGAGAATCAGGCAATACGAGCGGGTAACATCTCGGAGTGGCACCAATCAGCGCAGTTACGGCAGACGATGTTTTCAGGATGGTTTGTAAGTTTGCTGGATTGAATGCCATCAGTTACCTCTCAAAACCTTTACAATCTGGTTTAGGATGTTGCCCCGGTTATCATCAAGAGCAGGGCGTAAGAACGGCCTCGGAGGTAGCCTTGAACTACCAAACTCATGCGGAGGAGCGTATTCCTTGTTTGTTCCTATAGTGACTTTGTAAGGAGTTTCTGGTTGTGTATTAACGGATGCTGCAAGTTCACCGGTCACTCTATCCAATTTGTCAGGGCGTGGCCCTGAAAGGTAATCATTCACAGCAGTTCTTTCAACCATTAATCCGCAATTCATCAACGCAGATGGAAGATTCTTCTGCAATCGTGCTTTACGTTCTTCTAATGCACGTGCAAACTTATCCCCGCCTTTGGACGTGACTTTGATACTCATTCTATCTCCTGCAAGTCACATTCCCAGTGATCAACAACGTCAAACGTATACGCAGGATCTACAGAGATAACTGAATAATCAGTCTCGTATCCTTCACAAAGCCCCCTGATACGGTCTCCTACCTCTACAGCCACGGAAGCAGGAAGCATAACACGGAGATTCTTTTTCCGATGAGAACCAGACTCAATATCGATGATTGAGCCTTTCGGCTGGAAGAAATAGCACGGATAAGGACCGGTTGTTACATCGGCGCCTGGGATCGGTTGCCCGAACTCGTCAATCGTTTCAGCGCCTGAAACGACGATCTGACAACTACCAGCCATTATTCCAGCAAACATACTCATAATCCTCTTGTATCTGCATCAGAATGAGTAATCCCGTATAACGATACTTTGCTCTTATACGTGTTCCGTTCCTCGTTCAGAAGGTAAGACGTGATTATTTCACGGTATTCCTTCATCCACGAAGAACCGGCCTCATCTATCGTAGTTTGTCCTGAACCAGTAGAGACTGATTTTAGGTGAGTTCTGCCGAGTCCGGTTTCATACTGATGGAGAATGAGTAACCCGATAGCCCTCTCTTTCAATGCCCCGGTTAGGTTCGGAGCATCCATTAAGATTTTAGCGGATGCGGTTCCGAGAAACGCCGTATACATATCAGGAGTGAAATTGCCCGATGAATCTACAGCATACCTGCCGGAAGAAAGGATGGGGATATCGGATTCGCTAACCATCTTTAGATACCTGAACCGTAGAGAATACCGTATGACTGGGTCACAACCGGCTTGAAATCATACAGGAACTGAAGGACAAGATCCTTGGTGTCAGGTTCCTTGTAGGTATCAAACCCGATACCAAAGTTAGTCGCGTTCTTGAAGATTGGAGCCCCGTTGTCGTTCTGTCCTGCCTGAACTCTGATGTTCTGGGTAGAGAACTCTGGATTGTTGTAGTAGTGAATCTCTACAGCAGGATTCCGGGTATCGATACCAAGGATATGCCCTTCAGAGAGTCCTGAACTGTTCAGGTAAGTGACAGGAACGCCTGAATATGGTTCTACAAGGGTTCTGTCATTTGGCTTCTGGATTGCGTTCCATACTGCTCTGGCATTGCCTGAACTGTCTACAGATGCGAGACAAATCTCAAGTTCATTGAAATTCGTATAGTTTACGAAGGTCTGATTGAGTTTGAACGGGTATCCTTCCCTGTGCATCTGTCCTTTCAGCAGGATCAGGTCTTTGGATGGAGTTGCAGTTGATTCAGACCATGCAGCAGTTGGCGTCCATGTTGGAGTAGTAGCCCCTGCAATCATCGCGGTGATGACTTCAGTGTTCAGGGCTTCAGCCATCCACTGACCGGCCCGGGTATATGCCTTCAGATACTGGTTTCTGATTGCGTTCGGCGGTCCCCGGAGCAGGTCTGATGGAAGCCGGATAGCAAAACCACGTGCGGATATTGCTTCAGGAGTAACAGACTCCATGCTCATATCGATTTCAGGGAACTTCGCGCCAACACGCTGGAGCCCCGGTTTCTTCTTCTTTGCGTCGCCTGATGCACCTGACGTATCAGTTGCATAAATGAACGTCGGCTGCTCTTCCTTATACATAGGGAATAAATCAATCCAGAAGAGTTCCGGTTCCATTTTTGGATACAGAGTTCTTAATGCGTATTCAGCAGTAAGCCATCTGTCATTAGTGCCACTAACCATTTTTTAGTCTCCTTTAAGCGATCACCGGGATCATTCCGGTTATTCCATACATACAACTATACAGATCCCCGTCAGTTCCTGCCGGACAGTAGTGCAGCGGGATTGCGTTTGCTCCTCCTGAACCGGTTCCGTCAGTGACTAAACCGTGTGCAGTGAATGATGCTGCAAGGCTCATTGCCAGTTTTGTAGCCACGCCTGGAACCTGTGCATTTGTTCCGTCACAGGTGAACGTGCCCTCAACGATTGCATTGAACGCAGTAACCTCGACGATAGCAGTCCGGAGGTATCCGCCTGCCAGCCTCTTTGAGAGTGAATCAGCAGCGGCTGAATTTGCAGGAACCTGAACCGGCCTCGGAGTTGCTACAAGCCGGCCTATTACTAACTGTTCACCGATGGTTGGTTTCTCGACAAGCAGAGCCCCCTGCGTTGCTGCAAAGGTGTTTGCAGTATCGTTCGAGATTGCTACCCAATCGCCTTCCTTGAGTTCAGAAGCGAATGAACAGACTTTCTGTTCCTTACCCTGCACATCGTAGGCAGTTGATACGGTGATTGCGCCCTCATCGAGGAGACAGGTAAACCGCTTCTCTGGGTAGGTATAGTCTCGTGCGTAATCGCTGGTATTATCGGTCATTTTTACTCATCCCCGTTCAGGAATTTGAGGTATTCTGCATCTGCTTCAGCCTGTGAGTTTCCGGTTGAATTCTTAACGAATTCTGCACCTTCCTTCGTTGTTTCTGGTGCCTTTGATGTGGCATTCTTGAGGAGGAATGCAGTTGCGTCAGTTTCCCACTCTGAACGTGCTTTCGATTCAAGTTCAGGAGATGCTACAAGCCCCGGAGCGATGGAGTTCTTCACCATCTGCCATGCGTCTTCTATCTTCTGCTTTGCTCGCTCTTCGTCGGCCTTTTCAAAAGCCTCAATCTTTGCAGCCATATTCTTGATGAGTTCGTCCTTTTCAGTAACAACCTTCTCAAGTGCGGCTATTTTCTCTTCTGTCATATTATTAACCATAATTCCCTTCGATTCCGGCATTGCGGGCATTACCGGCTCGTTCTTTGCCGGAACGATGAGGGATTTAAGTTCTGTCAGAAAATCAGTCAGAACCTTTTTGATTGATTCATCTTCGGGCATGTTTACCTCCACGCTGTTCAGAATCAACGCAGCCCCGTCTTGAGGCCTGTTATTCCGGTTTTGCACGAATGCCAGAACGTGATCGGGTTTTACTTTCCCTGATACTCCGGTTAGTTTTCCATCGGTTTTACCGGATAAGAACCCGGATGATAACGCAATTCTACGAGATTTCAGCAGGGTTTCTGCATCACCGTCAGTCAGATGTAACTTTGAACGAAGAAGAGGAGACCCGGTTTCTGTAATATGAACGCCGGATAAGTTCCCGATAATCTTTCCATTCGATTCCTCAAGCGCTTTCGCTGGATTAACCGTGTATGGCGTAGATGGGTGTTTTTCACCTAAAATAACCGGAACGGTCTCCCATTCATGTTCTGTTCCTTTGAATACATCCGAGCCGTAAAAAAGCGATTCTACGCTTCCGTCTACGTGTTTGTAATCACGCCACGAATCAAGAGATTGTAGAATAATGTCATGAGTTCCAACGACGGCTGATGCGGCATTGGTAAATAACGCATCGTTACCGGGTTCTGGCATGTGAACTTATAGAACCGGCTTAATATTATCGTATTGTTGAATTATGTGGGAAAATAGAGTGAAAGTGAGAAAAAGAGGTAGGTTATTGTTCCTTCCCACACTTCGGACAATACCCGGCTGATGCATCCATCTGCATTCCGCAAGCAGGACAGTATTTCTTATTCTCGTTTGATACCTGTGCCTGTGCTGGTTCGGGGTTTAGTTGTCCCTCGTTTCCATGATTCGGTAAACAATACGAATATACCGAACAGTATCAGCATCATCACAACGCTTTCCAGGGTTATTTTGAGGGTTATTAAATCGATAAGCCCTTCTGCAAGGAACCTGCCGGCAAAATAACCAGCATCATATGCTTCAGTAGACACAATTCACCTTTGTTTAAATCATCGCTTCATTTCTCATTTCTTCTGTAATCTCTACCCATTCAGGGATACCCCTGTTTCTTTTGCATTCAGCAGGAGGACTTGAGAA